AATAAGCTAGTAGAAGCATTAAAATCATATTGTAAGCGGTGGGATGAAAAAAATAATTGTTTTAGGAATAAACCCCTACACAATTGGGCATCACACTTTTGCGATTCGGTAAGGTATGGTGCTGTTACAGAACCACTAGAAACAACCGATTGGGATAAGCCAATAGAAGTAGATACAAATTATATAGTTTAATATGGCAAAAAAAAATAAAGAAATATCAAATATAGAATTACAAAGTTTATTATCAAATCAAATACAAAATGCTTTAGGTTATTTAGGTGGTCAGTTATCAGACTCTAGAACTAAATCGTTAGAATATTATTTAGGTGATAAACTAGGAACAGAAATAGATGGTCGTAGTCAGGTAGTATCAACCGATGTTGCAGATACGATTGAAAGTTTATTACCAAATTTATTAAGAGTTTTTACAGCATCAGATAAAGTTGTTCATTGCGAACCAATGACAGCAGAAGATGTTCCAATGGCAGCACAAGCGACAGCTTATTTAAATCATGTTTTTTATAAAGAGAATGATGGCTTCCAATTATTATATAATTTTTTCAAAGATGCTTTGATTGAGAAGAATGGTTTTTTAAAAATTTATTGGGATGACTCTGAAAAAGTAGATTACGAAACTTATGAAAATTTATCCATAGTTGAGAAAGAGGCTTTGCAAGATACTAAGGATGAAATAGAAACTGTTGAAGAAGAAGTATTTGAAGATGAGTCTGCCAAAGAAGAATTTGAAAAAGTATTAGAACAATACCAAGCTCAAGGAGTAGATACATCTCAAGTTCAAGTTCCTAATTTTGATTTATATAATTGCAAAATTAAAAGAATTAAAAAAACAGGTAGAGTAAAAATTGAAAGTATTCCACCTGAAGAATTTTTAATTGATAGAAGTGCTAAAACAATTGAGGATGCCGATTTTGTTTCTCATAAAGTTTTAATGACAAGATCAGATTTAGTTGCGATGGGTTATCCTCAAGATGAGATTGATGAACTTCCAAAATCAGATTTAGATATTTACAATGATGAACAGAATGTAAGATTAACTGATGTGGATGATTATAATATTTCATCTGCAACAGATACTTCTACAGAAAAAGTTTTAGTTTATGAGTCTTATGTAAAATATGATTACGATGAAGATGGAATTGCTGAACTTAGAAAAATAGTTTCAGCTGGTTCAGATGGTAATCACATATTATCTAATATGCCTTGCGATAATGTTCCTTTCGTAACGATCACTCCTATTCCAATGCCTCATAGATTTTATGGAAGATCAATTGCAGAATTAGTAGAAGATGTTCAGTTAATGAAATCTACTGTAATGCGACAGTTGTTAGACAATATGTATTTAACAAATAACAACAGAGTTGCAGTTATGGATGGTATGGTAAATATGGATGATTTACTTACGACTAGACCTGGTGGAATTGTAAGAACTAAACAACCACCGAACCAAGTAATGCAACCATTACAAGCTCAACCAATTTCACAACAAGCCTTTCCATTATTATCTTATTTAGATTCAGTTAGAGAAGGTAGAACTGGTGTTTCAAAAGAAGCTCAAGGTTTAAGTCCTGATACACTTAATGCTAAAACAGCTACTGGTGTAAATGCTTTAATGCAACAAACTCAAATGAGATCAGAATTGATTGCTAGAGTCTTTGCAGAAACAGGTGTTAAGAGTTTATTTAAAAAAATATTTGAACTAATGGTTAAATATCAAGATAAAGAAAAAATTATTATGATGAGTAATCAATATATTCCAGTAAGACCTACTGAATGGAAAGATAGATTTAATATTTCAATAGTTGTTGGACTTGGAACTGGTTCTAAAGAACAACAAACAATTATGTTAAATAGTATTTTAGAAAGACAACTACAAGCATTCCAAATACAAGGTGGAAAAGAGATGCCAATGGTTAATCTTAAAAATATGTATAACACTTTGACTAAGATGGTAGAGAACGCAGGTCTAAAAAATGTAGAAACTTACTTTGTAGATCCTGAAGTGGGTAAACAAATGATGCCACCACCTCAACCACCACCACTAACTCCTATTGAGAAAATAGAATTTACTAGAATTGATGCTGAGAATAAGAGAAAGATTGCTGACCTACAGTTACAATCTCAAGAACTACAACAAAAAACTCAAGAAATGCAATTAGACTTTGAAACTAAGATAAAAGAAATGTCTTTAAAGTATAATACTCAATTAGATACTGCAAAAATTAAAGCTGATGCAGATTTAGATAAGATGATGGTTGCTGGAGATAACAAAATACTTGAACAAGCGGCAAAATCTACTAATATGTTCGGTGAACAGTTAAAAGGAATAAATGGAAGCGAAAGACCAGGCAGACAGGTCGGTGGAGATCAGCCGATCCAACGAAGCCAAGCAGATATTGGAGAGTAAACTTTTTCAAGAGAGTATGGAAACTCTTAAAAAAATTTATTCTGAAGCACTTCTTGAAAAAACAGGTGCTAAAGAGAGTGATACCAGAGAAAAACTTTGGATCGCTTATAATGTTGTAGGTAAAGTAGAGCAACACTTACATACAATCATTGAAACTGGAAAACTTGCAGCTAAACAGTTGGAAGATTTCAGAAAAAAACAGGATAATACAAAATTTTAACCACAATGGTTAGAATAAGCCAAGTCGCAAGACAGCTTAACTAGGAGGACTTCATGTCTAACGAAAACCCATTACTGAACAATGCTTCTTACTGAACAATGCTTCAGTACAAGGTGCAGCAAAATCTATTGAAGGTTTAATGGACACTAAAGGTGTTATCAAAAAACCTCAAGAAGAAGCAGCACCAGTTGAACCAAAAGAAGAAGTTGAAGCGAAAGTGGAAACTGAAACAGAAGAACAACAACAACCTGAAACTCAACTAGAGGAAACTTTAGAAGTTGCAGATGAAGAACAAGCATCACAAGATGAAAATGCGATTGAAGAACAAACAACCGATCTACACCAAGTTATTGTTAATGGTGAAAAGATTGATGTTGACCTTGACGAATTAAAAGCAGGTTATCAAAAAGATGCTGACTACAGACGAAAAACTGAGGAGATAGCAATTGAAAAAAGAGAGCTAAAATCCGAAGAAGATCGTCTTAAAAATCAGTATTCAACTAAGATGGATGATTTAAATTCATTAGTAGTTACTTTAAATGCTGAGATTAACAATGATATGAATTCTAAGGAGCTTGATGCTCTTTGGGATGAAGATCCAACTGAAGCTGCTAGAGTTGATCGTAAGATACAAAAACGAAAACAATCAATTCAACAAGCACAGCAAAAACTGAGAGAACATCAAGAAACTCAGTTTCAGGAAATATTAAGAAATGAACAAAAAAAACTTCATTTAAAACATCCTGTACTTGCTGATCCTATTAAGGGTAATTCAGTTAAATCAAATATCATGGGTTATTTAAATTCTAAAGGATTTTCAAATGAAGATGTTTCAAGAATTTATGATTCAAGATATTTTGATGTGATTATGGATGGTATGAAAGCTAATGCGACTAAACCCAATTTAGTAAGTAAAAAAGTTAAGCCAACTACAGTTGTTAAATCTGGTGTTAAATCTACTAAGGAAGATATAAATAGTCAATCTAGGTTGAAGAAGATGAATGCGTTGAAGAAAAGCGGAAGCACAAAAGATGCTACCGATTTACTGATGCGTTATCTATAAACAATAACCTAACGGAGAAAACAAATGGCTAAATACGGAACATACACAACAATTGGTATAAGAGAAGATATAGCGGACATAATTTATTCAATTAGTCCGACAGAAACTCCTTTTATGTCAGGTATTGCAAAAACAAAAGCAACAAACACACTACACCAATGGCAAACAGACGCATTAGCTGCTGTTGCTGCAAATGCTGCGGTTGAGGGTGCTGATATTGCTTATGGAACTATGGCTCCAACTGTAATGGAAAACAACAGCACTCAAATTTCTACTAAAGGTATTCAAGTTACTGCAACTAACGAAGCTGTAACTCATGCTGGAAGAAATAATGAGATGGCTTACCA